GCGGCTCCTGCTACGCCAAGGGCGGCAGCGTCAAGGGCGCCGCCAAGGTCGGTAAAGTGATGGGCGAGTTCAAGTCCGGCAAGCTGCACAGCGGCAGCAAGAGCGGCCCGACGGTGACCAACCCGAAGCAGGCGATGGCGATTGCCATGAGCGAAGCCGGCAAGAGCAAGACGCCGATGAAGAAGGCCGAGGGCGGCGCCGCGCGCAACCGCATGCCGCCGATCGGCGACAGCGTGGACAGCGGCAACCGCATGTCTAAGATGAATGCCGCTGATCGCGCTGCCGTGCTGCGGACGGCAAAGAAGAGCGTGCCTGTGGCCTCGCGCCTGCCGTTGATCGGCGACAGCGTGGACAGCGGTAATCGCATGTCCAAGATGAACGCCGCTGATCGCGCCGCCGTGCTGCGCACGACCCCCCGCGCAAAGGGCGGCGTGATGAAGAAGGCCAGCGGCCTCGCTGCCATGCCGAAGGGCGCGTCGAAGAACAACGGCCCCGCACGCAAGTACGCCAATGGCGGTCCGGTAACCAATCAACCAATGGGTCAAACTACTGCCGCCTACGGGGCCAAGCTGCGTGAGCAGATTAAAGCCGGTACGATGACCAACGCTCAGGCTCAAGCGGCTCATAACGCTTTTGTAAAGCAGCAGATGTCGCCTCGTGCCCTAGCTGCCGCTGAAAACGCCAGCGCAACACTTCGGGCTGCTTCGGGGCCGTTAGCGAGGGGTCTGCTTGGCGCCGGCGCCAAGCAGGCGCCTACGCCGCCGAAGCAGCCAACGAGGGATCTGTTTGCCGGCCAGAAGCCGCCGGTTGATCCGGGCATTGCGATTGATAGGCCGAGGGTTTCGACGCCGCAAATGCCGGTGTACGACCGTGGGCGGTCGACGCCGGAAATGCCGATGGTTTTGCCGCCGGAGTATGGCCGTGGGTTCAACCCGATGCCGGTGTATTCGCCGCCGATGGAGCAGGTGCAGCCGCCCAGCGGCGGCTACTATTCCGAGCCGATGCAGCCGTCCAGCGGCGGCTACTTGGGCACAAATATGACTAAGAGCCAGTTGCGACAATCTCTCCTAACCCCGCCAACCCTATTTGGCACTCCGGCACCGTTCACACCGCCGATGCAGCCGTCGATGGAGCCGCCGATGCTGATGCCGCAGCCGATTGGTAAGCCGATGCCGGTGTATCCGCCGCCGGTACAGCCGCCAGTGCAAGCCCCCGCACCACAAGCTCCCGCAGCCTTGCCCGGTGCCCCGCAGACAAATCCGCGTTACCGAATGGGCGGCCTTGCGGTCATGCCGAGGGGCGGCAGGTACTGAGACTGAGGCGTAAAGGAAACTCAATATGGCCAATGCACTCTACCCGAAGTGGAAGGAGCAACTGCTCCAGTTCACTGCGAACAACAACTTGTCGGCCGGCACCGTTAAGGTGGCGCTGGTGGACACGGGCGTCTACACCTACAACGCGGCGGATCAGTTCTACACTTCGGTCTCGTCGGCCGTCGTGGGCACGCCGCAGACCATCGGGAGCAAGACGTTTACCAATGGCGTGTTCGACGGCGCGGATGCTACCTTCACGGCAGTCACCGGCGCCTCAATCGAGGCGCTTGTGCTGTACGTCGACACCGGCACCGCCGCCACGTCGCCTCTGGTGGCGTACATCGACACGTCAGTCACCGGCCTGCCGGTGACGCCAAACGGCGGCGACATCTCGATCACGTGGAACGCTTCGGGCATCTTCGCGTTGTAAACCCTTGCGAGGATTAACACATGGCACTGGTTCTCTCTAACCGCGTGCAGGAAACGACGGCCACTACGGGGACCGGCACGGTAACTCTTGCCGGCGCCGTATCCGGCTTTCAGTCGTTTGCGATCGTCGGCAACGGTAACACTACGTACTACACGATCACCAGCGGTACAGATTGGGAGGTCGGGATCGGCACGTACTCTACGACCGGCCCCACGCTGGCGCGTACAACGATCCTGTCGTCTAGTGCAGCGGGTGCTGCTATTACCCTTGTAGGCACCAGCACGGTGTTCTCTTCCTACCCGGCGGAGAAGGTTATATCAGACGGCTACGGCCTTCTCCCCGTGGCCAACGGCGGCACAGGCGCGACGACGCTGACGGCTAACAACGTCCTGCTCGGTAACGGCACATCGGCGGTGCAGGTAGTCGCTCCCGGTACTACTGGTAACGTTCTAACCAGCAACGGTACGACATGGCAAAGCACGACGCCCGCCGCCAGTGGCGCAACAGTGGGGCAGGCCATCGCCTTCTCCATCATCTTCGGACTGTGAGGAAATAGGTCATGGCCAACCCGAATATTGTTGCTGTCACCGCCATTCGAGGCGACAACAGCAGCGTCTCGCTGACTACCACCGCAGCCACGTCTATCGTGAGTAACGCCGCGTCAAGCGGCAAGGTGTACAAGATCAACACGATCATCGCGGCGAATGTCGATGGCACCGTCGCCGCCGACATCACGATCAACAAGTACAGCGCGGCGGCATTGGGCGGCACGGCCTTCCCGATTGCCTCGACCGTCTCGGTGCCCGCCGACGCCTCGCTGGTTATCGTTGACAAAACCACGGCGATTTACCTCAAGGAAAACGAGAGCATCGGCGCTACTGCCGGTGTTGCGAACGACCTTGTGATAACGTGCTCGTGGGAAGACATCTCGTAAGGACGGCGTAGGTGCCCATTAATCGCAAAATCGGCGGCTACATAACGGCGAACCCGATTGCGCCATCGTCAACGCTTGCTCGCGGCGGCTGGACACTCTCCCAGCAGCTTCAGGCTGTGTCGGCGGGCCTGTGGCCTTTGCCGCCGTTTACGGGTAGCATCGCCGTAGCACATGAAACATCGCCCCACATCACCGCTTACCCGTGGAGCGGCAGCGGCTTCGGAACTAAGTTTGCCAATCCGGCAACGCTATCGCTGTGGCGCACTACAGGTCTCCCTGTGTCACCGCCTACCCGTGGAGCAGCAGTGGCTTCGGCACTAAGTTTGCCAATCCAGCTACGCTGCCTACTAGCGAGTGTCAAGAAGTAGCCTTTAGTCCAGCGGGCGATGCCATTGCCGTGGCGCAATACTCTTCTCCATTTCTCGCGGCCTATCCTTGGAGTGGATCTGGTTTTGGGACAAAGTTTGCCAATCCCGGCCCGCCGCCAATCGGCACCGGCTATGGCGTGGCCTTTAGTCCCGCAGGAAACGCGGTTGCCATAGGTACTAATTGGGGCGGCGGAGGTTCGCCAATTTTAAGCGTTTATTCGTGGAGCGGCAGCGGCTTTGGGTCGAAGTTTGCCAATCCAGCTACGCTGCCAACATTTCAAAGCAATAGCGTAGCGTTTAGTCCGTCAGGTGACGCTATCGCAACGGCGACCGGCGATGCTCCCGGCGTATACGTCTACCCATGGAGCGGTAGTGGCTTTGGTACGAAGTTTGCTAATCCGGCTACGCTGCCAAACGGCGGCGGCAATGGTGTGGCATTCTCGCCCACTGGCGCTGCTATTGCCGTGGCACACGGCACAACGCCCTTCGTCTCGGCCTACCCATGGTCTGTTTCAGGCTTTGGAACAAAGTTTGCCGACCCCACCACGCTGCCCGCTGGAGCTGGCCGTGGCGTAGCGTTCTCACCCCTTAGCGACGCTATTGCGGTATCACACAGTACAACACCTTTTGTAACCGCCTACCCGTGGAGTACCAGTGGGTTCGGTACAAAATATACCAACCCGGCCACGTTGCCGACTGGCCAAGGCTACGGCGTGGCCTTCGGCGCAATCTAAGGAGCACAACACATGACCACACTCGACGAAGAACGCATCAAGATCATCACCGACGCCTATGAGCAGCGTAAGCGCGAAGTGATGCACCACCAGATCAACATCGACAATTACCAGTTGGCGCTGGTTGAGATTGCCGAGAACCATGCCGACTGCGAAGTGATGGCCGAGTTCGCTATCCGCCTACGCGAACTGCTGGGTAGTTCGCTCGTTGAGCAGGCAAAAGAGACCATCATGCGTGATGTCATGGCCAAGCAACTGGAGTCTAACTGATGTTTTACTACCTAAATCCCCCCGGCGGTTCGGCAGTGTATCCCTACACCCTGACCGATCTGCGTCTTGCCAACCCCGGCGTAAAGTTCCCCATGGACATCACCGATGCCATTGCGGCGGAGTATCACTGCTTTCCGGTGCAGCCGACCACTCCGGACAACGCCCCGACTGGCAAGAAGAACGTGCGCGCCGCGCCCGAACTGGTGGACGGCCTGTGGTTCGAACGCTGGGCGCTGGCGGACATCACCGCCGACGAAACCGCCGCACAGTGGTCTGCCGTGCGTGCCGAGCGCAACGCCAAGCTGGCCGCGTGTGACTGGACGCAGCTTGCCGACGCTCCCGTGGACAACCTCCAGTGGGCCGTCTATCGCCAAGCACTGCGCGACGTGCCGAATAGCCAGAGTGACCCGTTCAACGTCGTCTGGCCGACTGCGGGGTAATCAGCAATGAGCAATCGTTGGCCCGGCGGCCTGATCCGCAAGACACCTGTGACGCCCGCTGGCCCGTATCAGGACGGCGCGGCTCCGGGTGTGTGGACGCTCGCCGAGGCCGCGTACTGGACGAAGCAGGGGCTGTGGCCGACGGCTGGGCGAGGGCAGTTTATAGCGGTATCACACAGCACCTCACCCTTCATCACCGCCTATCCGTGGAGCGGATCTGGCTTCGGCACTAAGTTTGCCAACCCCGCAACACTGCCGACTGGGAATGGCAACGACGTAACCTTTACCTCAGCGGGCAACGCCATCGCTGTAGCGCACGCCACTTCACCCTTTGTTTCAGCATACCCATGGTCTGGTGCTGGCTTCGGCACTAAGTTCGCCAATCCGGCTACGTTGCCGACTGGGGATGGCAACGACGTAACCTTTACCTCAGCGGGCGACGCCATCGTGGTGGCACACACCACTTCACCCTTCGTTACCACCTACCCGTGGAGTGGCTCAGGTTTCGGAACCAAGTTCACCAACCCAGCTACGCTACCGCCTAGCACTGGTCGCGGCGCAGCGTTTACCTCCGCAGGCAACGCTATCGCAGTGGCGCACTCCAACACGCCCTTCGTCTCTGCCTATCCGTGGTCTGGCTCCGGCTTTGGCACTAAGTTTGCCAATCCCGCTACGCTGCCTGCATTTGATGGCTATGACGTAGCTTTCAGCCCCTCTGGCGATGCTATCGCCGTAGCGCACCAAGGTTCCCCCTTTGTCTCCGCGTACCCGTGGAGCGGCTCTGGCTTTGGAACAAAGTTTGCCAATCCGGCCACGCTGCCGGCCAGCAATGGCTTTGGTGTAGCATTTACCCCCGCAGGAAACGCTATCGCCGTAGCGCACACTACAACGCCTTTCGTTTCCGCCTACCCGTGGAGCGGCAGCGGTTTTGGTACTAAGTTTGCTAACCCCGCTACATTACCCGCTGGCAATGGCTTTGGTGTAGCCTTCAGCCCATCAGGCGACGCTATCGCCGTAGGACACGCCACCACGCCCTTCGTTACCGCCTATCCGTGGAGCGGCTCTGGCTTTGGAACAAAGTTTGCCAATCCGGCCACGCTGCCAACTGGCGTTGGCAACAGCGTAGCGTTTGGCGCAACATAAGGAGCCCCCATGATTAAACATCTCATCAGCCGGGTCTGGCCCGAACCACCCACTACGTGATATAGTCCTGTGTCGCAGGTAGAAAGGAGGTAGCGCTATATGTTTGGTTTTACTTCCTTCGCCACAGCACCGTTTGCGGCGCTGTCGGGCGTCACTCTGCAGCCGGCGCTGTTCACGAACACGAACACGTTCTACAGCCCGACGGTTGCACCCGGAGCGGTGACACTCGCCCCGGCACTGTTCACGAACACGAACACGTTCTACAGCCCGACGGTTGCGCCCGGAACGGTAACACTTACCCCCGCGCTGTTCACGAACACGAACACGTTCTACAGCCCGACAGTCACGGGCGGCGTAGTCACACTGCTGCCGGCGCTGTTCGTCAACACGAACACGTTCTACAGCCCGACAGTCGCGCCCGGAGCGGTGACACTGCTGCCGGCGCTGTTCACGAACACGAACACGTTCTACAGCGCCACGGTGACGCCCGGAGCGGTGACACTGTTGCCGGCGCTCCTCGTCAACACGAACACGTTCTACAGCGCCACGGTGACGCCCGGCGCGATCACACTGCTGCCGGCGCTGTTCACGAACACGAACACGTTCTACAGCCCGACAGTCGCCTCCGCGTACACGATCGCCCCCGCGCTGTTCGTCAACACGAACACGTTCTACACGGCGGCCCTAAGCTATGATCAATTCATAGAACCGGCCCTGTTCGTCAACACGAACGCGTTCTACAACACGTTTGCCTACCTGTACCCGTTCCACCCGAACGACGTGCGCCCCGGAGGCAGCAGCGTCGTCCCGGGTCCGCGCGGGCCTATGCCGCCAGCGCCGAACGCGGCGCGCGGTGCCATGCCCCTATCTACATCTGTACGACAACCGATGCCCTTCCAGTAGAGTTTACACAGCGAGCGATCTTTGGTATGTTGCGACTGCCAGAAATGTTCGCCCGCCGTGGCAAGCTGCTGCCCTGATACAGCGAGCACAATGACATGGCCTATTCCAACACGGTATCGCAGACGGTGTTCACGACGCAGCGCGTTATCGACAACGCCGTGCGTCGCTGCCGTGTGCCTGCGGAACAGATCACGGCCGAGACGATCAGCATCGCCAACGACATGCTGTACCTGCTGCTGTCGGACCTCGCCAATCAGGGCGTGCCGCTGTGGTGCATCCAGAAGTGCATCTTCCCGCTGTACGAGGGCACGCCGACGATTACGACCTACACGGGCACGGTCGACCTGCTCAACACCAACCTGCGCTCACTACAGGAGGTGACCGGCACCAACACCGACACCTCGACGAGCCGCACAGTGAACTTCGGCAGCGCCTCCGCCGCCACCGCAGTCAGCACGGTGGGCATCCTCTGGTCCGCCGCAGCCGTCCCCGTATCGCTGCAGCGCAGCATTGACAACGTGACGTGGACCATCATTCAGAACGAAGACCAGACCGCCGCCGCCGGCCAATGGACGTGGTTCGACCTGAACAGCAGCGTCGCCACCCAATACTTCCGCGTCGTGGCCATCACCGGCACGCTCGGTTTCAGCCAGATCTACCTCGGCAACACGCCGACCGAGATCCCCATGGCGCGCATGAACCGCGACGATTACACCAACCTGCCGAACAAGACGTTCCAGTCGAACCGGCCCCTTCAGTTCTGGCTCGACCGTCAGGCGCAGTCGCCGGTGCTGAACCTGTGGCCCGTGCCGAACGCGCAGGCCACCGTCTATCAGGTCGTCACGTGGATCCAGCGGCACATCATGGACGTCGGCACCATGGCGCAGGAAGTGGAAGTGCCGCAGCGCTGGTACGAGGCTATCGTGTCCATGCTGGCCGCCAAGATGGCGATGGAGATGATCGAGGTCGACCCGCAGATCCTCCCGATGCTCGACAGCAAGGCCGCGCAGGCGCTGGCGATCGCGCAGGCCGAGGAGCGCGACAACTCGCCGATGATGATCGCTCCCAACATCTCACCGTACACCCGGTGACGGCGTGGGCGTAGCCAAGAAACTTCTTGACCTCGCCGTGAAGGCCGCCCGCGAGGCGGAGGCCGCGCCGTTGGCTGTCCGCAGTGCGGCTAAGAAAGTTCCTGCGGCAGCCCGCAGTGTCGTGAAGGCTGTTCCTGCGGCAGCCCGCAGTGTTGTGAAGGCGTCCCCTTCCGACGTCATGCCAGCCGCAGAGCGCGCCGCTAACCTTAAACGCTGGCTTGGAAACAGCAAAGTTGTCGATGAAAAGGGCGAACCTCGGCGCGTGTACCACGGAACCGCTGACGTATTTGATACATTCAGCGACGCAAAAATCGGAAAAGGCGACCCCGGGTATTTGGGCAGGGGTTTCTATTTTGCTGACAACCCGTATGTGGCGGACACGTACTCTAAACTTCGGGCTGGCCCGCAAGAGCGTGTCATCGAGGCATATCTGGCGCTCAATAACCCTTTTAACTGGGGGCCGAAGGGTCTTGGCGTTCGGGGTCTTGTAAGTGAAGGGTCGCGGCTTCCTGAAGACATCCACGACGAGATAGCTCGGCGAACTGGCGTTTCGGGTCGCGTTTCGTATGAGGACAGACCTTACGCGGAGCGTGATGTTTCTTTGGCTGTGCGCGAGTTGCTTGAAGGCAGGGGCTACGATAGCGTGATCGCGACAGACGATTTCAGTGACAAGCCGATTGAGTTTGTTGCCTTCAAACCGACACAGATCAAGTCCGCCATCGGCAACCGTGGCACCTATGATCCCAACGATCCCGACATCTCAAAGGCCCGTGGCGGCCTCGCCGTAAAGCGAAAGGGCAAGCGATAATGCCGGTCTTTCTCGACACCCGAGGCAAGAGCACGCTTGGCATCGGCATCTGCGGCCGGTGCAGCCGCAAGATGAGCCTCGACGACCTGTACCCAGACCCGAACTACCCGGGGCTGCGCGTCTGCAAGGACGACATCGACCAGTACGACCCGTACCGTCTGCCCGCCCGGCAGCCGGAAGTTATCGCTCTCCAGTTTCCGCGACCGGACACCCCCCTCGCGCCATGAACACCCGAGGAGTGCTCCCCTTGGGCTGTGGCAGGGCCGGCGGTGCTTTATCCCCCCGCCGCCGGCGCTGTTCTACTGAAGGATGAAAGATGATTGAACAACTGATCAGCCGGGTCTTCTATGCCCGCAACGTCGCCCACTTCGAGCACTGGCGCGCTACCGGCACGGGCAGCTTCGCCAAGCATCAGGCGCTGGGCACCTTCTACGACAACGTCATCGACGCCATCGACGACCTCGTGGAGGCGTATCAGGGCGCGTTCGACCTGATCGGCAACATCCCGGGACCGGAGACGCCGAAGGGCGACGTCCTGAAGCTGCTCGAGGCCGACGCCGCGTGGATCGAGGAGAACCACGAGGGCATCTGTCAGGGCAACCGCGCCGTGGCCAACCTGATCGACACGCTGACGGGCGTCTACCTGTCGGCGATCTACAAACTCCGCAACCTCAAGTAACGGAACTCGACATGGCCGAAATCGACGAAACCAAAGCACGCCTTCAGACCCACGAGGAAGTGTGTGCGATACGCTACGACGGTCTGTGCGCTAGGTTGAAACGCTTGGAGAATGTCGGGCTTACTGTGGCCGGGGCGATCATCATGCTGCTTCTCGGCATCATCGTAAAAATGAACTGATGAGCATCGTTCTCGGCCCTCGCTCGCTGTCACGCTTGCAAGATGTGCATCCTGATCTGGTGCGTGTCGTCAAGCGCGCAGCGGCGCTGTCTGACTTAGATTTTACGGTGCTGGAGGGACGGCGGACGCTGGAGCGCCAGAAGGTGTTGCTCAAGAACGGCGCCACCAAGACGCTGAACTCTCGCCACTTGACCGGCCACGCCGTCGATCTTGCGCCCATGCTGGGCGATACGGTATCTTGGGACTGGCCGCTGTATCATCGGTTGGCCAAGATTGTGAAGGCCGCTGCGGTGGCCGAAAATGTCTCGCTCACTTGGGGCGGCGACTGGCGCACTTTCAAGGACGGCCCGCACTGGGAACTACCTTGGAAGCAATACCCGAAAGGAACTTGAACATGTCTATCGTAAACTTCGCTCTGAACCGCCTGAAAGAACCATCGACCTACGCGGGCCTATCGGGTCTGGCGCTGGCCTTCGGCATCTCCAGCGACCTCTATGCCGCTGCATCGTCGGCTGTTGCTGCCGTTGCTGGTCTGGTCGCCGTCGTCTTGGTAGAACGCGCCAAGTGATCAAGTTCCTGTCGTCCCTGCTGGCGCTGATCGAGCGGGCGTTTGCCTACTTCGATATGGAGCGCTGGAAGCAGCAGGGACGACAGGAAGCCCTACAGGAGGCGGAAGACGATGTGCAGCACCAGATCGAACTGGGCGAGGCGGCTGTCGCTGTGCCTGACCCTCTGCGCGATGAGCGGCTGCGCAACCGTTTCGACCGCGCCCCTTGATAGCTATTGTGCGATCGCTCGACCCATCAGCTATGATACCACTCGGGACACGGCTGAGACGGTGGCAGCGATAGAGATCCACAACAGCCAGTGGGTGTGCCTGTGCGAATTAGATTGCCCCGCTGGCAAGTCGCTCCAAAAGTGATATAAGGACGGCCCATGGCTACCACGATGACCTTTGAGACCCTGAAGCAGGACGTGCAGCGCTATCTTGAGCGCGGCGCGACCTACGCCTCGGACCCGGTCGTCTACGAGCAGATCCCGCGCCTGATCAATCTGGCGGAGCGGCGGATTGCGCGCGAGCTGAAGATCCAAGGCTTCATCGCGGTGGTGTCCGACACCATGGTCCCCGGCCAGTCGGTGTACGCAAAGCCCGACCGCTGGCGCGACACGGTCAGCATCAACATCGGCACTGGCACCAGCAACGCCAACCGCACCGCCCTCTTCACGCGCGTCTACGAGTACCTGCGTTCGTATTGGCCGAACGAAAGTCTGACGGCGACGCCGCTGTTCTACTCGGACTACAACTATTCGAACTGGCTTTTCGCCCCCACGCCGGATGAGGCGTACCCCTTCGAGGTGCTGTATTACGAGCTGCCACCGCTGCTTGACGACAGCATCCAGACGAACTGGCTGACAGAATACGCTCCACAGCTCCTGCTGTATGGCGCGTTGCTCGAGGCGACCCCGTTCCTGAAGAACGACGAGCGCATCGGCACGTGGCAGCAGTACTACGATCGCGCCGCTGCGATGCTCAACGGCGAAGATCTGGCGAAGATCCTCGACCGCGCATCAGTCCGCAAGGAGGCATAAGTGAGCTACACATCCGTTTTCGGTGGCACTACGATATACCCCTCGGACGTGTCCTACCTGTCGATTGCCCTCAGCGTCGACACGCCGCTTGAGTGGCCCCTCGAAAGTTCGGGAACCGAAGCCCCGGCCGCGCGTATCATTGATGTCGACCCAACGGCCTCCGGCTTCAGCATAGAGCTGCCGGACGCCACGCTGACCGGCGCCGGCCAGACGATCCTGTTCAATAACATCGACGGCGCGTACAGCTTTTACGTCAAGGACTTTGCCGGTAACACGCTGGCCACCGTGGCCTTCGGTGAGCAGTGGCAAATCTATCTGGCCGCCACCACGACCGCCGCCGGCACGTGGCGCGTATTCCGCTACGGCGCCTCGACCGCGACGGTGCAGGCGTCCGCTCTGGCAGGCTTCGGCCTGACTGTCACCGGCTCGACGCTGTCGCAGTCGCTGCCCGTCACCACGTTCTCTACCAGCACCACCGCCGCCACTTCAAATCGAGCGGGCGCGTTCGTGTGGACCGGCACCGGCACCGGCACGTTGAGCCTTCTGACGGCCGTATCTGCCGGCAACAACTTCTTCATTTTCGTCCGCAACGAGGGCGGCGGGGATCTGACGATTGACCCGGCCGGCACGGAGACGATCAACAGCGCCGCCACACTGGTGCTCCGGCCCGGTGACAGCGCCAGCATCATTACCGACGGCACGAGTTGGTACACGATCGGCCTCGGGCAGGATGCGGTGTTCGCGTTCGACTACACGTCGATCAGCGTCACGGGCGGGACCGTCACGCTCTCCGGCGCGCAGCTTAACCGCATCGCGTACAAGTTTGTCGGCACGCTGACGAGCAACTGCATAATAGTCGTGCCGGCCACGGTGCAGCAGTATTGGATCAACAACGCCACGAGTGGGGCCTTTACGTTAAACGTAAAGACCAGCGCGGGGACGCCGACGCAGGTCAACCAAGGCGCCAAGGGCATCTACTACTGCGACGGCTCGTCGATCATCCTCGCCTCGGATCCGACCTCGTTCACGTTGCCGGTGACCGTCGCGGACGGCGGCACCGGCGCGACGACGGCATCCGCCGCCCGCCTCAACCTCGGCATCACGCTGTTCGCCGACCCCATCGTCACGGCCACCACGGGCGCGTCAGTCCGCACTACAATCGGTGCGGCGGCTGCGGGCGCCAATAGCGACATCACCAGCCTCTCGGGCCTCACCACACCCCTCAGCGTTTTGCAGGGCGGTACGGGAGTAACCACCTCGACCGGGTCGAGCAGCAACGTGCTGTCGAACGCCCCTACGCTCACGTCCCCGGTCATCACCACCGCGAGCCTCACCAACCCCACGGTGACCAACTATATCGAGACACTCTACGCGCCTGCGGCTGGTTCTTCCTTCACGGTTGCGCTATCCGATGGCACGGTGCAGCGGTTCACTACCAACGCCAACACTACCGTCACGCTGCCTGCCTCGGTCGCAGGTAAGTCGTTTGTCGTCATGATACAGTACGGCGGCGCTCACACCCTGACATGGGCTGGTGGCTCGACACTCAAGTGGAACGCGAACGTCACCCCCACGCCCACGAGCGTCAATGGTAAGATCGACATCTTCTCCTTCTTCCAAGACGGGACCAACACCTATGGGTCTACCTTCGGGCAGAACTTCTGATGTTTGCGGCAGGTAAAAGCGCCAGCGCCGGTAAGCTAATTACCCAAACCTTCACGTCTGATACGACGTGGGTTGCGCCAATAGGAACTAATGTCCTACTCACTATGAGTGGGTATGGAGGACCTGCAATTGCTGATGCTTACTACCCGAACCAACCTATAGTGTTTTCCGGTGGAACTCTTCTACCCACAACTGGTTTGCCAAACCCGCCCTTTGGACAATGGGCTACTCTGTACGCTAAAATAACAGACGCTGCCGCTATCGTTGCGGCTAACTCAGGGGTTAACAACCTATTTTTTTCCCCCGCCGTGTTTTTCTACAACGTAGGCACGGACGATACTTACAATATAACATCACTTTCTGAAGACTACTGGGTTTCAGGTAACTCCTACACTATTGCACCGTCTATGGGTTCCCCACTTACCAGCGGTAATGTTACTTACAGCCAAGGTACTAATTTATGGGGGCTTAGGGCTGACGTATATGGGTTTGGACAAAATGGCACTGCTACTACTGGCGTAGGTAAAACCTTCCCCGGCGGCACACTCACTGGCACGGAGCCTTACCGTACCGCTGTTGCCCCTGTGACAACGACTTACAGCAATGTCGCCGTCACCCCCGGCGTGTCCTACCCCATCGTCGTCCCCTCGGGCGGCTCACTCACGATCACGTACATCGGGTAAACTCATGGCCGAGAACATTGTCCAGATTAAGTCGCTGCCCGGCATCAAGCGGGACGGCACGAAGTTTGAGGGCGACCAGTACGTCGACGGGCAGTGGGTGCGCTTCCAGCGCGCCCTGCCGCGCAAGATCGGCGGCTATCGCTCGATCAACAAGTTCCTGCGCGGACTGGTGCGGACGCTGCACGAGTACACGCAGGACAGCCTGACGTACGTCCACGGCGGATCTGCAAACCTGCTGGAGCGTTTCTTCCTCGACGCCAGCTTCAACACGAGCGTCATCTCCGACCGCACGCCGACGACGCTCGTCGCAAACGCCGGCAACATGTGGCAGTTCGACGTGGACACGGCCCTCGGCGGCGGCCTGCAGTTGGTGGCGCAGGTGGCTCCGAACCTCGACTGCATCTGCAACAGTGCCGGCGGGCAGCTCTTCACCGGCGACGAGTTCGGCACGGCAGTCCTCGTCGAGGTGCCCGCGATCAACCTGCCGGCGGTGTACAGCGCCACCGGCGGCATCGTCGCACTGCACCCCTACACCGTCGCCTTCGGCAATGACGGCTTCGTCATGTGGTCCGTGCCGGGCGACCCCACGGACTACGTCGGCTCCGGCGCGGGCAACGCCTACGTCACGGGGCAGAAGATCGTGCGCGGCATGCCCCTGCGCGGTGGCCCGGGCAACTCGCCCTCGGGCCTGCTGTGGTCGGCCGACAGCCTGATCCGCATGTCCTACGTCGGCGGCACCGCCGTGTTTGAGTTCGACACCCTGAGCGCGCAGTCGTCAATCCTCTCGTCGCAGTCCGTCATTGAGTATGACGGCATCTTCTACTGGCTCGGCAGCGACCGCTTCCTGTCGTTCAACGGCGTCGTGCGCGAGGTGCCGAACACGCTGAACCTCAACTTCTTCTTCGACAACCTGAACTACGCGATGCGCCAGAAGGTGTTCGCCTACAAGGTTCCGCGCTTCGGTGAGATCTGGTGGTGCTTCCCCAAGGGCGACAGCATCGAGCCGGACCACGCCATCATCTACAATATCCGCGAGAACACGTGGTACGACACGCCCCTGCCGAACGGCGGTCGCGGCGCGGGCCTGTTCCCGGCCGTGCTGCCCCAGCCGCTTATGACCGGCGTCGCGCCGCAGGACGCGCAGGCCACCGCCGTCGCGGTCACCGCCGGTGGCACGGGTTACGTTGCCGGGGACGTGCTGACGCTGGTCGGCGGCCAGTACATGATCCCGGTGGAGATCACCGTCGGCACCGTCAGCGGACCCGGCGCCGTCCTGACGGCCAGCATATCGAACGCAGGCTCGTACACGTCGACCCCCGCCAACCCGGCCGCCGTCACCGGCGGCACCGGCTCTGCCGCGACGTTTACGATCACGTACAGCAACCCGTACAAGTTCTGGGTGCATGAGGTCGGCACGGATGAGATCGACGGCCTGTTCGTCAACCCGATCCCGTCCTACTTCGAGACGGCCGACATCTCGATGCCCGTAATGAGCCAGACGAGCAGGGCGCTACAGGTCCTGATGATTGAGCCTGACTTCGTGCAGTCCGGTGACATGACGGTCGAGGTGCGGGGGCGCGCCAATGCCCGCGCGCCGGAGGTCACTGGCCCGGTTAAGACCTTCGTCGAGACGCCGCAGACGCCGCAGGAGCAGGTCGTCTACTTCAAGGAGCAGCGGCGCGAGCTGCGCTTCCGCTTCACGAGCAACTGCGTCGGCGGTGACTACCAAGCCGGTCTCATCCTCGCGCACCTCCAGCCGGGCGACGGCACAACGATAGGCTGATGATGGATATTGAGCTGCTCCGATCTTTGTTGTCTTGCCACCCGGAAACGGGCGAACTGACGTGGAAAGCCCGCACCGCGACAATGTTCCCGTCTGCCCACGCTGCTAATGCGTGGAACGCACGGTACGCAGGCAGGCCGGCATTCACCACAGACGGCGCGACGGGCTACAAAACAGGCCACATATTCCAGAAAACATATATGGCGCACCGCGTGGTGTGGGCTTTGTCTAACGGCGTTTGGCCCGCGCACGAGATAGATCATATCAATGGCACCCGCTGGGATAATCGTTTGTCGAACTTGCGGGACGCAACGCGGGCGCAGCAACAGCGGAACGTAAAGCAGCGCAAAGACAACACTACAGGCGCTAAAGGTGTTGATTACAAAGCGGGTATTGGTAAGTGGCGTGCGCGCATAAACCATGGCGGCCGCCGCATTCATTTAGGCGCGTTTGCTTCGCTGGGGGCTGCCATTGCCGCGCGCAAGGTTGCCGAGCGCGAGTGCGGCTATCACGCGAACCACGGACGCATCGGATGATCGATCCGCGCGGCATGACTTTACGGGACTACGCGGATAGTGTAGTGCTGTCGGTCGGCGACGCTTGGTCTTTCGGTAAACTCACCGACGAGAGCGAGTGGCAGTCGTGGGCGGCAGGGTTTGTACGCGCGTCACCGTTTACGCAGCGCACCGTGCCAGACCCCTTTGGTTTCACTGACTGGCGGGAGTGGGCTATGCGCGTATACCCGATGTTGCAGGGACAGGGCTGATGCGCTTGGATGACTTCATGTACGGCGGCGACGCCTACGGTGGCGACATGTACGGCAACTTCGGCGGCTTCGGCGGCTACATACCGGAGGAGTATGCCGCACCGGCGCCGCTGACCTCCGGTCTCGACGCTCTTGCCGCGCAGCCAGTGGCCGCGCCTATGGCTACGCCTACGACAGGATACTCGGAGGCGACGCAGGCCAAGCTAGACGCACAGAACGCGTATCTGGCAGACTACATCGCGCGCACAGGTTTCGACACCGCGATTGCCAAACCATATCAGACAACGTTCCGGCGCGGTTACGGCGACAAAGATATTGCCACGGTCTCGACCGGGGAACCACTGGCAGAAAAATACAAGCAGCTGGAGCAAATCTCAGAAGAAGACGCGGCGGCTATGCTGTCGGAAGCGCCGCCGTTAGAGCAGCGGTTAGTTTCGTCATTCGCGCCGGAGACAAATCAAGGTCAAAGCGGCGGTCGTCTCGCCGCCAAGTACAATACGCCGTTTCGGTTGTACGACGGAAAGAAGTTGGTTTACGAGGGCGTTGGCCCCGAAGCCGCTGCCGAGGCTGCGCGTCTGGCTGAACAGATATCACAAGAAAAAGGCGCGAAAGCCGACTGGAAAGTCGAACAGCAGTTCGGCGACAAGTGGGTCACGGCCTCCAAAGATCAGCCGGATGTCCAAGGTGGTCTCTTGGGTGCCGTCCTCAAATACGGCCTGCCGTTGGCGGCTTCGTTTATCCCCGGCCTCAACGTCTTGGCTACCATGGCGGTCGCGGGAGCGGCGTCCACTGGCGGCAACCTGCTCGCAGGTGAGAGCCTGAAGAACTCCCTAATCTCTGGCGGTTTGTCGGCTGCGACGGCTGGCCTGATGGGGGGAACCGCCGTCGGCCAGTCCATTCAAAAGGGTATCGGCAACGCCGTAGGTTCTGTGGTTCCGGGCTTGGCTCCCGGCGCCACCGGCGCCCTCGCCCAAGCGGCGCCGTCTTTGGCCGACGAAATCGTGGTCACCGGCACACGCAATGCACTGTCGCCGCTGCTGACCGGGGCCGCGTCTACCGCGCTGGCTGGCGGGTTGTCCAGCGTCGGCAATTCGCTCTTGACGCCCAAACTGGAGCCGCTCAACCCGCAGATGCAGACACCGGAGACGCCGCTTGCGGTTCAGCCGGCAACGCCGTCGCTCGCCGTCTCGCCTGACGAGCTGACGGGCATCACGGTTACCGGCAGCAAAGTGCCGTCGAACGTCCTGACCGATGTCGGCTCAGCTCTCACGACACTGCCGTCGCTTGCTGTGCAGCCGTCAACGCCGTCGAACGAGTTGCCGGAAGTGATCGGCGAAGCCAGCAAGTATGCGAAAGAACCGGAAACGTCTCTCGCCGTACCTGTTCAGGTACCGGTGCCAACGCCGTCGAACGAGTTGCCGGAAGTGATCGGCGAAGCCAGCAAGTACGCGAAAGAACCGGAAACGTCTCTCGCCGTACCTGTTCAGGTACCGGTGCCAACGCCGTCGAACGAGTTGCCGGAAGTGATCGGCGAAGCCAGCAAGTACGCGAAAGAACCGGAAACGTCTCTCGCCGTACCTGTTCAGGTACCGGTGCCAACGCCGTCGAACGAACTGCCGGAAGTGATTGGCGAAGCCAGCAAGTATGCGAAAGAACCGGAAACGTCTCTCGCCGTACCTGTTCAGGTACCGGTGCCAACGCCGTCGAACGAGTTGCCGGAAGTGATTGGCGAAGCCAGCA